CAGTTTTAGACTTCTGTCCCAATACTGGTGTAAAGGGTAATCCAAACGAATACCCTGTTGAAAATAAAACAGGTTTGGCAATGCCTTACGATTTTAAAAGTAGTTACTTGCCTCATTATCACGGTTTGGATTTGTTTGGTCTCTCAGGTCGAGCGTACTCATTTACTAGAGGGTCTGCTATTATATTTGATAACCAACGTGTTCACTGCACGAGTTATTTTAAAGGAACAAAATTAGGACTAAGTTTGAGGTATAAGTTATGAAAGAAAATACAGATTATGAAATGATTACTGGTACTGGAGAGAACTGGGATATTCGTATTCTTACAGGCGAGTTTAATGAAACCGTTCTTGCATTTAGTACACTAAAGGTAACCGAAGATGGAGAACACCTCTCTTTCAACTTTGATATTGTGTCAAGTCCTGTTGATGATCTTGATGCAGATACCAACTTTGAACTACAAGAGACTGCTGGTCTTATCCTAGAGAACATCCTTGATACGGCTGCACATATGAAGAACCCAAAGGAAAAGAAATGAAGATCTTGATCTGTGGTTTACCAGGTAGTGGAAAGACTACTCTGGCAGAACCTCTTGCTAAAACACTCAATGCTGTTTGGTTGAATGCTGATCAGATCCGAACAAAGTATGAAGGACGTGATCCAAGCAAATGGGATTTTTCTGGGTATGGTAGGTTGAAACAAGCTGACCGAATGCGATACCTTGCAGATGGTGCAGCTATGTCTGGTAGAATTGTTGTTGCTGATTTTGTCTGTCCGACTGATGCTACACGTGAGCACTTTAAACCAGATTTCACAGTATGGATGGACACTATTGAACAAGGGCGTTTCGAGAATACAAATAAAATATTTGAAAAGCCTCGGTTAAAAAATGTGCAGTACCATGTCTCAACTTGGTTTGATAACACACATGAAGTCCTGGCAGAGGTATTGAGTCGCTATTCAAAGATGAATAATATGACTGCTATTGAATATGCGGTGGATCAGACATGATTAGTCAAGATGATATAGATGCATTCACCACGCCAGATTTTGATTGGCAGAAACCAACTGTTCAGATGCTTGGACGTTGGCAACCATGGCATGATGGGCATACAGAACTTTTTAAAAGAGCACACGCTATTACAGGCCAAGTGGTCATTCAAGTACGTGACGTAATGGGTATTGTCGGTGAGGATGCTGGCGGTGGTAGAACTGCAGAACAGATGGACAATCCTTTTCACAAACAAGAAGTGTTTGGTAATATTGAAAAAGGTTTACATCCTCACTTTACAAGGGGCAAGGATTATGTTATAATGACAGTACCAAACATCGTAGATATTTCATATGGACGTGGTGTTGGATATACATTCACAGAACACGATTTAGGTAAAGATATTCACGACATTTCTGCAACCAAGATCAGAGCAAAGATGAGAGCAGAAGGTGTCTTGAAATACACTGAAGGTACTCGAATGGATAGTAACTATTATTATATGAAAGATCCTAATGATTAATGCGAATATAGAACAAACAATCATACGTAATCTCCTTACTGATGAGGAGTATATGCGCAAGGTGATACCGTTTATCCAACCTGCATATTTTGAAGGTGTTTACCAGAACTTGTTTAAACAGGTTGTGGCATTTGTAGCCAAATACAATAAACTACCAACATCAGAAGCATTTAAAATTGAACTTGATGATGCTACATCTTTTTCTGATGAACAGTATCGTCATGCAGTAGAGATTCTGCCCGAAATATTTAAGAAAGAACCAATAGATGAAACATGGCTTCTAACCAATACAGAAAAATGGTGCCAAGACAGAGCAGTATTCAATGCTATTATGGAATCAATCTCTATTATTGATGGTAAACATAAATCTCTTACAAAGAATGCATTACCAGATATTCTTACAAAGGCTCTTGGTGTTACATTTGATACTAATGTCGGTCACGATTACTTAGAACAAGTAAATGAACGGTATGATTTTTACCATACTGAAGAAGAAAAGATCCCTTTTGATATTGAACTACTCAATGAAATTACCAAGGGTGGTTTATCTCTCAAGAGTTTAAACATTATCCTTGCTGGTACTGGTGTGGGTAAATCTCTTGCCATGTGTCATATAGCGGCCGGTGCTTTAAACCTTGGTAAAAATGTATTGTATATTTCTATGGAAATGTCAGAAGAAAGAATTGCAGAACGGATTGATGCTAACCTACTTGATATTCCAATTGATCAGATAGATAAATTATCACTGCAAATGTTTACAGAGAAAGTTGCTGGTCTCAAAAAGAAAACCAATGGTAGAATGGTTGTCAAAGAATATCCAACATCTGCTGCTAATGCTAACCACTTTCGTGCTCTCCTCAATGAATTAAAACTTAAGAAGGGGTTCGAACCTGATATTGTGTTTATTGATTATCTTAACATCTGTGCATCATCTAGGATTAAAATGGGAGCATCTGTAAACTCATATACATACATTAAATCCATAGCAGAAGAATTGAGAGGACTTGCTGTTGAATTTAAATTACCGATTGTCTCTGCAACGCAAACGACACGTTCTGGTTTTGGTTCGTCAGATCCTGGGCTTGAGGACACTTCCGAGTCTTTTGGACTACCCGCTACTGCCGACCTCATGCTTGCCTTGGTGGCAACAGAAGAACTGGATCAACAAGGTCAGATTATGGTCAAGCAACTCAAGAACCGATATAATGACCCAAACAAAAACAAAAGATTCCTAGTAGGTATTGATCGGTCTAAGATGCGATTATATGATGTGCAAGACAGCGAACAGAATTTAGTTAAAGATGCTCCAGTATTTGATAACACAGAAACCAATGAAAGATTTAAGGATTTTAAATTGTGACCGCACACCCTAATGATCATCGTAAGTTTTGGATAGCAGATATGGCTACTAAACACCAGTGGAAATTTGGTGCAGAACTTGGTGTTCAAGAAGGTGTGACACTTAAACATGTGATAAAACAGAACCCACAATTAATTATGTGCGGTATTGATATATGGGCAACAAGCCTCACTCAATTATCAGTGAATAAAACTTGGGGTCCAAAAACTGGTGTTATGCATAGAACATTAAAAAAATGGGTAAAAGAAAATAATTTAAGAGATAGAATATACCTATTTAAATTAAGTACTGTTCTTGCTTCTTATATGTTTAAAGATGAACAACTTGATTTTGTTTTTATTGATGCTGATCATGAATATGATGGTGTAAATAAAGACATTGCACACTATAAACCAAAGGTAAAGAAGGGCGGTTATATTATAGGACACGATATTAATAAGAAAGATGTACGTAAGGCAGTAGAAGAACATTTTGGTAATAATTATGAAAAAGGTCCAGATTTAATCTGGTACCATGTGAAAGGTTAAATTATGACAGTATTGACATCAGCAAAACTACTTGGATTTACTCAGCCAGTTGGTATTGAGTTGCCAGAACTAGAAACTGCACAAGACTTGATTGCATATTGTGCAAGGGTATCCAATCCATCAAACCAGATGAACAAGGAAACAGGTGAAAAGCTTATCCGATATTTGGTAAAACATAAACACTGGTCTCCTCTGGAAATGGCGTCTGCTACTATTGAAGTTACTACCACACGTGATATTGCACGACAATTTCTACGTCATCGTTCGTTTTCTTTTCAAGAGTTTTCTCAACGATATGCAGATCCAAGAGACATGGATGATACATTTGTAGTGCGTGAAGCACGTCTACAAGATACCAAGAACCGCCAGAACTCTATTCCTACAGATGATAATGATCTACGAGTAGCATGGCATATGAAACAGTCTCAGATTATTTTTGAGGCTAAGATGGCATACAAGTGGGCTATTGATAATGGGATTGCAAAGGAACAAGCACGTGCTGTCTTGCCAGAAGGCAACACCAAGTCTGTTGTTATTGCAAATGGAACACTACGTTCTTGGGTGCACTATATAGAACTAAGAACAGCAAACGGAACACAGAAAGAACACATTGATCTGGCACTAGAATGTGCCAAGCAAGTTGCAAAAGTGTTTCCCATGATTAAGGAGTTTATTGAATGAATAACACTAGAGTGATATCAACCTACTGGAGTGATCTCGATGAGGGGCATTTCTGTGAGGTTAAGTTGAACTCCAAAGAAGAACATTTTTATATTAAATATTATGATGATAAAGGTAAGTGTTATCACCGTGAAGATACAGAACACATTAACAAATCATTGCGTTGGTGTGAAGATGCTGCCGAGAACTGGGCATTGGGTATTAAGAAGTTGGTGTTAAAAGATGACTGAAGTTGTAATTAAAAATCAAGAACTATTAGATGAGTTAAATGGTAGTCTTGATAAATTTCTTGCTATTGAAGGTAGGAATGATAGAAAATACGAAGTATGGGAACCTCATGACGGAAGAACAAATGGGCAACACTATACGTCTGATGAGTATATCAAAGAGAAATTAAAAATGGGAGACAAGCATAGCGGATTCCCAGAAGAACATTATTCACAACCTATTGGTAAAATGGCTAGAGAGGATCCAGATAAATGGGGTCAG